CACCCCGTGGGGAGCTTTTTCGTTCACGGTCATTCCAGTGCCTCCACAAGGCAAGCCAGTATGCTCGACAGTAGGTGTCTTAACTTGCGTTTGCTTTAACTGCTGGATGTACCTTTGGACTTTTGCTCGACGGGACCTTGTTTTGGTAGTTTCAACCATCATAACACATAGAGAATCATCAGACACTCGATTGGCCCACCCATGAAAGGAAATGATACAAAGAAGATGAACAGTATTTGAACATCACCCCGTGCTTCTCGGGTTTGGCAATGATCAATTCCTCCTGAATGGGAGTCTGGTGTTGAGTTCCCTAAACAGCCAAGTATATCCCTCCGTCCTTGAGTCATAACAATCACCACGATTGCCAAGTATAACGGTTGTTTCTCACTCCGACCTATTGATTGGTTAGATCAGGTCCGGCGTCTTATCCTTGTAGACGTTACGCCCAGTACCAAGCGCCTTTCTTGGTACCCTGCTGATTTTGCCAAGCCGTCCCTCCTTAGTGCAGAACCATAAAGGTGAGTAATGGCGGCTAGGTTTAAGCGCCCTGCTTAGTGCATAGCCCATAGGGCCAGGTATACGCTGTTACCGGTTTAAAAACATGTTCCAGACGATGATGAAGGCTAAACCAATTCCTGCTGGCACGCTCTTGGTTATTTGCGACGTTACGTAGTAAACCAACAGTGCCACAATCAACTCCATTTGCCACTCCTGTCCAAATGTCGATCTTAACATGTTCGTTAGCAGGGTCACTACCCCTGAGGTTAACTCATTGAATAGTTTCCCATACCACGATTCCTCTCGGTTGATTGTCGTCAGGTGTTCCACCTGTTGAACCCTTAAAAAAGATAATGGTACTGTGTCACAGTCACACATTTTTTCTGCACAAGATAAAGTTACATGTCCGTCCCCCCGAATGGAGGACGTTGCCATTTCACCATACCAAGTGAAGTTCTCTCCCAGGATATTCAGCAAAGTGTCACACTTCCCGTTTCCTTCCTCTCTCTGAATTCGATGTGCTGAATTCTCTCCATCATCCAATAGAACAAGTTTTTGTTCCAAATCCTTCATGGTAGCGGCCTTAGTTACCAACAACCAATGTGGTTGTATCCATTTCCTGATACCATCAATAAGTTCCCAATTCTTGAATGCATTCCCTTTTAGTGTCAAACCATACCATTTGAACATCTCGTGCAGTTGGTAAAACCCGTCTCTTTTCATGACTAGATGTAATTTGCCATGCGGTGTTATTACAGGCGGGTCGGTGGTCAAAATTCTGTACCACCCGTCCTTACCATGCCTAATCTCTGTTCTGGATCCTTTTATCCCAATGCAATCTTCCACTATCTTGGTTTGAAATAGCTCGGTCTCAGAGCTAACTCTCTTACTATGCAAGTAAGTGCATTCCATCTTTTTGAACTCTTGAAGGCAGTGCTCTTTTATTCCTTCTGATTGTAGCCACCAAGTATCGTAAGATACCTCAATGTAACAATAAGGGTCGTCATTTCCCAGATACACAAACTCATTTGTTGGCATAACCATTAATGGCCCTTTGTGCACTCGTCCCCCATTGATTACCCAAGGTTCTTCCGGCTTATCCAAGAAGTAAAAAGTTCGGTACCATGAAGGGTTCGGAAGTCGAACCGGCCTGACTCCTCCGTCTCGTCGTGCTGGTGCTCTTATCCTGTTGTCAATTGCCCCAGTCGTTCTTGTGTCGGCGTATGCTAAGACACTGATTAGTACAAGGTGGACAAGCCAAACGCTAGTGCGTATGTCAAGCCCACACCTGCAACTAAAAAAGATCTCTTATGATACTTCCAGCCATATAGAGCCAAGCAGGAGGTTCCCACTATCCCCCAAGTTAGTCTAACCAGACCAAAGAGGAACAGCCCGAACCCCACCACATGGGCCAATGACATGGGCAGTGTCATAGCATAGCCAACCCCCACGGCAACCTTGGAGAGCTTACCCGCAAGGGTGCTGCTCCATGCCGTGGGGTCGAGACTTAATCCTTCAAAGTCTAGTTTCCAGGCCTTTTCTAACTCACTTTTTAATTCCTGTGAGCGCGCTTGTTGTTGTGATGTCGATGCGTGTGTCAAAGATACTATTAGCAGTATTAAACAAACACAAATTCTCATAATCGAGATTCCGCGTTTTGTGAATTTAAGATAAAGCAAAATATACAATAATAATTCAAGTCAGTAGTTGGTGTTTGAAAATGTGTATTCACTTTACA